TTTTTTTTTTGCAATTCTACTAAAAAGCTATTAAAATCACTGGGGGTTCTTTGATTATTAATTTTACATTGATTGGCTCTTCCGGTCATTGACATCGGCTTTTCACACTGTACCCTCGTTCCTACTCGGCGTGGCCTCGGTGTGTATTCTTTGTAATTACTCCAATCAACTATACACTAAATGTCAAAGACAGTGATAGTAAACGTGTATAGTGTCTTCTTGTGCTACACTATACATAGAATCCATTCAGCACAAGTGTAGGAATAGCAACCCAGTCCTACTGGTAGGGTATACTACGCCTTACTACTTGCGAATTTTTCAGATTTCAGAGATGTTGTTGTCGGCAGCAGGTTTGCGCTGCTTCTTAGGTTTTACAACAATTGTATTAGGTCCCGTCTGGTCAATAGACGAGTCCCATTCAAGGTCGACAGCTGCAGCTCCCATTACATCTTGGGGTGCCATGTCGACATTCTTGGTTTTTGGCTTACGGCTTTTCTTTTCCTCTTTCTGGGGGAAGTTCTTGTAAGCATCAATATTTTGCTGGAGTTCAGTCATCCATACTTGGAAGTTAGGATCACTTTCATCCATTTTAATATGCCCATGGTATGTCAGCCAAGTGCCATCGTCGTTCTTCTGAACTGCGAATCGACTCATTCCGAAGAATGCTGACGGTGTAGGGGCAAGTTGAGCAATTTGGGGCCATTTTGGATAGTCTGTTCCCAATTTGTTGAATTCTTGTGTGCCGAAATTACCCTGGTATGGTCCTGGGCCTCGGCGTCCATAGGCAGCATTTACATTGTAACCTTTATGGGCTACGCGTTTCTGCCTAGGTTTGGCAGCAATTTCAGCTGCTGTTTTCTTTGTGACAACTGGGGGTTGTTTTGGGCCATTTACTTTTGCATCAAGCGCTTCCAATTTAGTCAGGAGCAAGGCAGCTAGAACTCCGTTAGGGTCGGTTGCTGGTGGCAATCCTCGTCCGGGAGAAGAGCTGCGAGAGAGGCTAGAGTTTCTGCTGCGCGAATTTGATCTTGAAGACGCTGCTGAAGAAGCGGATGATGTAGATCTGCTACCTTCAACATAGAAACCCTTGGGCAGTTCGGTACCTGGCGCAAATGCAGCAACGATAGCTTGATCGTTTGCTGGATTTCTGGTCCCAACTGTTTTAACTGGAACATTAAGGGCACCGTGAGCTGCAACCCAGACAATTCCGTCCTTTTGCTGGAGGTACTTGAGGTTTTGCTCAGGGCCTGTGCCAAGATAGTAAAAGTACCAGCGCGGGTCCAATTTCTGTGGTTTGCCGTTCTTTGTAACTGTGCGAATGTTGCGACGCCAGTAGCCGATGCGGCTGTCAGGATCGTCATTTGCGTTGAGCGGCACTCCTTGTCCTGGGTTAAAAGTAAGCGCTTGTTTTCCATGTTGGGTAAGAGGCGTAAACCAAGATACGTTATTTTGTGGAGCTGGACGAGGCTTTCTAGTTTTGGGTCTAGCGCCACGTCCATCTTGGTTTTCCTGGTTGTTGTTATTTTGGTTTGAACCTTGAGTCAAAAAAGTGACTCTTTGCCCCTCAGCAGCCATTTAGGATGTGAGAGAATAGTTCGTTTATTTTAATTTTAGATTTAGTAAAATTAATCTGATTAAACACAAACAATATGAGGGTTGTGTGTACAAGGTGCGTAATGCCAAGCACAAAAATTCTTTGGGTCTAATGGTATACGACGTACTGAAATAGTAGAGTAAGCTTCCACAACAATGTGTGTACAAAATCCTACTTTGTAATTGCAGCAATGCCGATTAGCCGTTGATGATGTTATTGGTTCATCAACGTGATTAAGAATAAGTGTTGTGCTATCTGTCCAATCAACCACTACAACTCTATGTCGTCCGTGGTTGTGGGTGAAGGTAACAGGTTTCGCTGTTAAACCAGTACAGATAGCTACTATGAGGAAAAGATATCTCATAGTTCGTTGTTTTGCACGTTATACAGGTAAATCCTCTATTCCATGTTCTGATGACACTAAATGCCAGGTGTTAAGACATCTGGTATTTTGTTTCTCATGTTTTACAGATTGGATTTTTCTAATTAATCTCAAACAGCATTCAAGTAATTTCTGTGAATTGTTGGTGATAACAACAGTCACAAAGACTATATATGTAAAGAGCAAAGTGATTACTTCATATATACTCTTAAAATTCATTCTGTTCGTGATCTCTTACGATACAACTAGCAGATCTTCTTGATCTTCAGATGCGCGAGCATTTGGCACTCGGTGGTTTCCCACTTTGTAACGCAAATAGGTCGCAACACCCGAGCCAACACCAATATTTACTTTCCTACTCATCTTAAAATAGGAAAGCGTTCTGGAGGTGGCTACAGTAATTTCGTTAGGCAATGACTCAAGGTCAGCTCTTCCAAGTTTGTGTCCTGCAAATACAGCTACTCCACGAGCAACTGTAGCTACAATCACAGCAGTGTCTTCCTGCAGTGGTCTGGTGTACATGGTTCCACGAATCGCTACGTTCAGCAGTCTGTTGGTTTCTGGATTGAAAGACCAAACAGAACCAGTTCTTCTGAACAGACGGATTGAGGCAATCCAGTAACCAAGCCACATGCACCCAACAATAATAGCAAATGTGATGGCAAATCCCATGAACACAACGTTCACGTGGTAAATGGCAGCAAGCACAAAGCATGCAAAAGTGAGTGGCCACATGAGCCAAAGAAGCACAAGCTTTAGTATATACAGTCCCAGACTGCGAGTAGCGTAAGCATACTGCAGAAGTGTGATGAATATAAAAAGCATAATGCCTAAAGCGAAATTCCATTCCTTGACAACTTTAAAAAGTTCCTCCTGGGTAATGGTGTTGTTGCTATCGCCCGACATGGCTACAAGAGCTATCGGGACGAATAAAAGTGCAATAACTAAACGTTCGTTTAGATTACACTACTAGGAGCTCAGATTCCACAGGTTGTAGTTTATTGTAGAAAGTTTGAGCTTGTAGATAGACGTAGCGAGTAGGCCTAACTACGCCTTGATCAAGAATATTGCAGCAGTATGCACACAGCCGCAAACAAGTAAGGATTGCTAAGGCAACTATTAATAATGCCACAAAACCCACAAGAATAAACACAGCGTTAACTATTACTGTGCCTGTCTCTTGTGAGACGAAGGAGTACATTTAACGTGTGACAAAAGCCAAACGTAAGTTCGTTTAGACTCCTTTCAAGTGACCTTAGAGAGGCACATCAATAGTAGCGCAAGGGACCTCATAAATAGGATCTGATTTCAGTTCCAGTCTAGGAGTTTTCCCTGCGGTTGTGTGGTCTTCTATAACAGCACAATCAGCTATATAGAAAGCTATGGTACACAATTCAGCATCAAAAATATTTTGAAGTGAATAGGGTACAGATTTGGTGAGTGTTACTAGGTAAATGCGGTCAGCAATAGAAACATCACCATATAATTTATATGATCCACATGTAATACCATTTTGGTGTACTACAAGTGTGAGATATGGTTCATTTGGGTCAAAAGGCATACAATAAGTTTTGCCTCCTGCATTATAATTTACGAAGCAATCATCATCAGCACACAATGGTACTAGTGATTTGCATCGAATTGCAAGTGTGATTCTGCAAATGAATCCAAGCGAAAACATAAACAGAACCACACCAATAGTTGCTTTAAGCAGCAACGTAGGTGTGTCTAGGAATAATCCCAGACAAAGAAAGCCTCCAGTTAGAAGGCCAGCTAAATACTTGAAGACTACCGCAATGAAAGAATCAGTGCGTAGGAAATAGCAAATCAAGTATATTACAAGGAAAATACACAGCATAATGTCAGCTGTGAGTTTAGTGTTCAGATGCTGAACTGCCTGTTCGACATGTTCAGTACTGTTAGACAGCAAGCTAGCTAGTTTAGCTGCATGCATATGAAAACTACCAAACGTGTACAATGAAAAGAAATCCATTGCAACCTAAGGATAGTGATATTTAATAGGTTCGTCTGGCTCGTCAAAAGAGTCGCAACAGCGCTTACAAGCACATAGACCTTTAAAGCAACTGCAACAGCTAGTCATGCAACAAAGCATGATTGTAGCCATGACAATTGCTATTAAACCAGCAATAAATCCGAGCCATATGTACCATGGCCATTTGATATATTGAGAGTTAACTCCAAGCTCTTGGAGGTTGATCAATGATGCGTTAAGCTCTTTGACTACGTCATTTAAGATTTTAACTTCCTCACTTAGGTCTACCATAGATGCATTTATACCTTCCAATCCAGGAAGAGTAAAATTAGGTCTATTAGGCAGTCCTGTGGAAAAGTTTTTACGAATTTCTTCCAGCTCCTGTTTGAAATCTTCAAGCTCAGGCATTTCTGGATTGTAAATAGTGTGATTGACGTAAGTGACGTCAACATTACAAGATCCTGCAGACCGTATGTTGTCAATGGTGATTATTTCTGGCTCAAAGTAGTTACGCTTGGTAAACATTAGTGAGTTGTTATAATACACAAAGACACCATCTACAGGGAAGTATGCCACATCATTACTGCAAATTGCCGGCACTGTAGTGACATTGATGTAATCTGTGGGCTTATATAGCACGTGTAAAAACACCATGCCATATGGAGCTGCTTGTGGAAAGGACATGAGGTGCATACCTCTGCCACAGAAATCAAGTCTCTGCGACTGTCCTTGCACACACTCTGACATCTTCTGTGCTGCTAATTTAGCTGATGCACGTATTTCAGAAGCACGAATGAGTTGCTGAGTTACAAATGTTTGAAGCACTTGCAGTCTGCCATTGATAAGTCGGTCGATTTGGGCGTCAGCCTCAAGTTTATCGAGCCGCTGAGTAATGTCATTGATAGCTGATGAAATAGCTCCAAAGTTGTTAGTAAGTTGGGCTACGAGGTTGTTAAGTGCCTGTGCATTGTCATTGACAACCTTTTGAAGTTTTTCAAGGGCACTGCTGGTAGCTTTAAAACCTGTTTGTACTGACATCATAGCCTGGTTAAATTTGTTGGCAATTTGCTTCTGGTTATCGACAAGCACCTTTTGGGTGACTGCGATACCATTGAAGCGGTATGCCATTTGCATTGTATTAGGAATTGAGAAGAAACTCCCAAGGGCTGCAGATGTAGTGTAAGCAGCTACATGTGCATCAGTCATTTGTGGTGGTAACACCATTAAACCGTTAAAACTTTGAGCACAACCAAGGTCCTTGACAACAGAACCTCCAGTGCACTCATCGTACTTCTTTTGGAAACCAACATCGGCAGTCTCAATTTTATCAAAGAACAAGTCTTCGATAGCAGAACGTGCCTGAAAGTTGTTGCCATTAATAGCTTCCTGATTTAGGATGCTAGAAAAGTTGAAACCATTAAGGTTGCCCAAATTCATTGGACTTGATACTTTAGCAAGCCTACGAACCGACGAAAAGACATCTTTTTGGTTCACGTCTTGCTGCAGTGCAACACCGCGCAAAGCATCATTAATAGTTTCACAAAATGTGCCATACTGTACTAGTAAGGTTCTGCATTCTGAATTGTCTCCACAAACATATTGTGCACAGTCAACAGTAACTTTAGGCATGGTCACGGGTATGGTTTCATACTCAATGCCAATAGTAAAGTTAATAGGTATCTGTAGTGTTGAGTTATCAAATGCCACAGACTGTTCAGACTGAGACGGGAGTTCTTGTGCAAAATACATGTAATTAAATGTTAGGGCTCTATCGGCAGCACGAGCTGTTCTCAATCTTGTGTCAGCTGTATAGTTGACACAAGAATCAAGGCCGAGAGCAAATTGACACTCAGTAGAATTTTCCTGAGCTTGAATAGCACCAGTTAGACAACCTACAGGTGTGTCAATTGGTGATGAGAAATTAGTGTAGACAGACCATTCAGTATTATCCACACCTTGCATTTTACTTTGAAATGCATTACAGCCTAGACCATTGTAAACGACAGCAACATTGTCATGGTTTGAGCCCGCTGTTACAATACTAACTTGTGCCTGCGCACATGGCAAAATACCATAAATAGTATTGTTATATTTAAAAGAGTGCAGAGAGCCGGTTGAGGTTAATTGCACAGTTTGAAAACTTTGGAAGGTGTAATTAGCACTGACAATTACACCAGTTCCCTTATAACCATAAATGTGATAAGTAATACATTCATTTAAAACTAGCGGTGTGGTCTTTTGTTTATAACCACACACAGTAGCAGATGTTCTAGTGGGTTTGAGAGTTATGGCCATTGCAACCATTAAACTATTCACGCCTCTAAAACTCATAGGTTGCCAATAGTCATTGGAGTTGTTACTACGAACATAACAATTCCTAGGCATACGGTTGAATTGCTGTGGTCCAACTTCTTGGAGTTCACAGTTGTAGACGTTTTCTGAACTCCACATTTGGTAGCGTTCGATAGATTCATAATGACTCTTATCCCATGCAGTAGCCTCTGCGGGATAATTTGTCAAATTGTTAGTGTAGACATGACAGAGTTGCCCACTAGTTGCGTTGCACGTTAATTCTTGATTTGTGAAAACAACAGTGCAACCCATAAAATCAGAGGGTAATTTATAGTTATACTTAGCAAAATCACCAGCTCCACTTGGTTTAAACGAGAAGATGTCCTTCTCAGATATTTTCATGTAATCTATGTGAGCTTCTTCCCAACACATATCTGCAAGACTTGAGGGCGCTACACCATAGCATTGTAAACTATAGACGTCAGCATTGTCAGTGAAAACAGAGATGTCATAGTTACAATTTCTCACATAATGCCTTCTCCAGAAAGCAGGTGAGGGAATGGTTGCTTCAGTCACATTAATAAGTGATTGAAAAGGACATTCAGCGCTCACATCAGCAGATGTTATTACAACATGCTGTTTAGGTGTGGCTCTGTAATTTGTAGTAGTGTAAACACCAGGTGTGATGTTAAAACTACCTTGTGAACACATTAGTTCATCTTTAGGTCCAGCAGCACAGTCAATGTATCTAGTTATGAGTCCATTGGAGTCAAAACCGAACATGAATGTGCTTTTCTTAAGTTGGGCATAATAAACAACATAGTTTCCCCTAGTGTAACCCTGACCTTGCGCAGGTTCTTCCACTGTGGGTGGAATGATAAAGTGTGTTATGGGAATATCTAGAGGAAACTCAAAAGCTGGTTTTGGATAAGGCACATGGTCTGTTCCATTGTGGAAACCATGGAAAACAGAAAATATGCCATTTTGATATTTAAAAACATAGGTAGTAATAGTGTCTTTAGAGAAGGCACCATTTTTGTCACCTTGTGAAGTGATATTAAAACTTTGTGAAGTTTGACTTACACATGAGTTGTAATCAGTATACGCACGTTGCGAATAAATCAAAGGGTTGCCCTGTGCTGGGTTAGAAACCTTTGCATAATACATAACAGGGTTTTGACACACCTGAAAATTACACACTTCTATACGCCTATAAAGACCATCTAAGCTAATGGCTAAGGTGTAAGAAGATGAATTAAAATAAGTGCCAAACAAATACATAGGGGGTGTAGAAGGCCCAGAGACTTGAGTGTGTTTTATTGTGACAAAAACGCCTTCTCCGAAAGGGTGTCGCTCAAAGTTGCGCTTGTCTTTTCTCTCATTTGTTGTGAGAGCATTAAAAGCCTTCCACGGTGTAACAGTAGTTCCTATTACTGGAAACAAATCTGTGAATAATGCAGTAGTGTTTGACCTAAATATCCTGTCAGGATAGTAAGTGTTAATAAAACCGTATTTGCCTAACGGGTAAGCGGCCATAAAAGGGCCTTCTGTTGCCACCTGTTTAGTACAATTGGCTTCATGAACGTAAGGCTGTACATCCCGGGTTATGGATAGGTGACATGCTGATAGAATAAGTTGCAAGATGCAGAGTCTATAGCGTGCGACCATGTTGTTCCGTAACCTTTAACGGCGTAAGTCCGATAAAATATCACACACTCGTAAAGCCCTTCTTTGCGGGCTACGATTATGCGTGGTCTTTGAAAATTAAATTGTCTGCTATGCGAGACAATTTTGTTGAAATAGTTCATAAAGTTCGTTTAGATTTGATGAAGTTTAACTTCCTCTTCATATGAGTCAATTGAGCTGCAGAGAAGCACACCCAATATGAAGGAAATGGATATTATAATTGTAAAAACCATAGTCCAAAAATACGCAACATCATTACAAGGTGATTGCGTTATGGTCGTATAGTTGTTACAAGGAGGTAAGGTACTATAAGTTTCATTTGTAGTACCTTGTGAAACTGTAGAAGCAACAGTTGTAGTTGTTGTTTCTGCGGTTGTGGTTCTGCTAGTTGTTTGAGTTGTAGTTGAAGTTGTACTACTAATAGTTGTTGGCTTTATAGTAGTACTAATAGTAGTAGGAGTAGTTGTTGTAACACTAGTAGTTGACTTTTGTGTCGGACATGATGTAGTTGGACACGGCGCTTGCGTTGAGCACGGTGTTTGTGTGAGGCATGAAAGGTCGTCACAACTAGTGTAATTAATGAGAGTGCCATTTTGATAATCAAAGTACATGGATTGCAGTCGGAGCATAGCGTACTCAATGACAAATTGTCCACGTGCTTGAGTTTGGGCATTCTGATTTTGATAGTTACGGTTCCAGACTGGAGGAACAAGAAAATTAGTAACTGCAATGCTTAGAGGGAAATGCATAAATGGTGACAGAAACTTAGGTTCTGTCAAATTGTGCAAAGCCCTATAGGCGTAATAAATAGAAAAATAACCATTAAGGTATTGAAAACTGTAATATACAGTTCCTGTTCGAGACAGGTCACCCATGGTGTTATTCATTGTAAAGTTCTGGTAATTCACATAAATGCAATCCTCTGCACTAGTAAATAGTGAAGAGTGGTTATATTGTTGGAAATTACCATTATTAATCATTGATGCAACAACAGGAGTACTACAGAACTCAAATCGGCAAACTGCGACTGTTCGGTGTGTTGTGTTGACTGCTATCAACATAGTGTGTGTGGTATTGTCAAAAGTCGAACCAAAGAGAAATGCGGGTGGTGTTGAAGCACTAGCCTTGTCTCTATTAAAGACTTTTAAGACAATACCTTGGCCAAATTCATGGGGTATGTAATTATCATAATCCACCTTAAACTTTTGATTTTCGGCTGAGTCACCTGTAACAATGGCTTCCCATGTAACAACTGTATCTCCTATTTTAGGATAGTATCCCGCACTAAGAGTTGTGGCATTGAAAGTTGGTTGCGGAATAAGAAATGTGTCATGGTTAACAGTCAAATTGGACAAACCAATGTGCCATTGTGGTGATAACCTTAGACAATTAGAATAGGCAGCCGTATCATCTGTTGTAGGATGCTGACCATTAGGTTTTACAAGTTTAGCACTTGCAATAGAAAATAACAAAACTAACACAAACATGGTTCGTTTAGATTAACAATTCACCATCATATCATTGGTGAGAACAAATGAATTTGTGTCGCGTATAAGGAGTCTTCCTTTTTCAACGAGACCCAAAACCATTTCATTTATCTGCTCTTTTTTTAGAGACATTACAGGAGTCCCTTTGGCTTTTAGTGCAAACTTGCTCATGTCAAAGAGAGAATAATTGGATACATTAAATGGAGAGTAATTCCTCCAGAAAATATAATTGGCATGCATTATGTTGCCATCAATCTTTTCAACCTCTTTACCGACGTAGTTTACGCCGATTAGGTATGCTTCCGATGATGAGGCATTTACATTGGTGCAGAAAGCTGTCCACCATGCAAAATGTCCCATAAGGTTATAAAGATCTGCACTCCAAGAGTGTTCTGTTATCTTAATGGCAACCGAACCGCCTATAGATAACTTGTTTTTTATGAAACCACACAAATATGGGAAGAAACTATCCTTTGAATAGTTTTCGCCCATAGTTGTACTTTTAAAGTCACAATCATACATGTCACTTACCAAAAGATCCCACTTAGTCTCTGTGTGGAATGTAACACAGTTGCCAATGATGGTGACATCTGCATCTGATGCGAAGTCATTCAAATCATTGTCAACTAGAATAGCGTCTTTAGGTAACCATTGCTTAAGCACAGTGGAACCAGGCGCAATACCTTTTTCACTTCCTGCACCAAAATGGATGACACGCATTTTAGCTGGAACTGCTATGGTGGTTTTGTTCAAGTACTGGCACAATTGAGTGTACTTGGCAACATTCATAAGTATGCCATTAGGCAATTTAGGAGGTTGACCATAGTTAAGAAGCTCACACTTTTCCATACACATGGTTTGGATTTTGTAGAGCCTAGGCATAGATTGGCCAGGCTGCCATTCTGATGAAGACTGCAATCTAGGATAGAATGTTTGCACAACTCCATCTTTGCACCACAGCATGAAATCGAAATCTCTGAAGTCAATGAAAACTTTGACTACTTTAGAGACTACAGTTAAGTCTTGGCTCTTGATTATTTCAACGAAATCGTCAAGGAGCAAGTCAATTACAGAACATACAGCTTTGCTTGAACCGGTATTTTGGTCTGTTACAAAGTAATTGTGAATAGTAGAGTCCATAGTGAGGAACTCTTCAATATCAATGGTACTCTCATTGCAGCGTTTTATCAAGCCGATAAGAAGATGTAAACCACCGATCTGTTTGTGACTAAAGTCACCATAAACAATGTGCTCAAAAGCATATTTTTCAAGATTGTAGCGTTGAATAAATCCATGCATGTCGAGCTCTAAGAAGTCACGCTCCATAGTGGTACGGGGTTCAAAAGAGCTCTTAACACGGCTTTGTGTAAAATAACTATTTCCTACATTCACAAGCTGACCATTTTCACGCTTGTAAAAGTAGAATGTACAATTTATGGCAGGTTTTTCCCCGCCATCTGGTGTAGAGTTTACAATGACACCATTAATAGAACAGTGCTCAGGTCCCTTAGAACCTTGTAAACGCTTAATAGGGTAATCGCTGTACAAGACAGCATTATCTGCATTGCAGAATTGATCAATATGACCACTAAGCCTCGCATCGAATAGTATTGTAAGTGGTTTACAATTCTTTTCTGAGAACTTAGCAGCGATGTCTGTATATTTACAGACTCCTATAGTGCTGTTAAACACTGGAGCTTGTTGCTCATAGTCCCAAAGTGTGAATCCGTTACATATGTCAACACCTATGTTACGGAGTAATTTCACTTCAGGAACTGGATTTACATTACGCTTCGCGTAAAGCTCAAATGCAACGTTAGTAGGCAATGTGGTGTTGTTAGTAAACACACAAACATCCACGCCTTCACGTTTTACAAATACTTTGTCGCCAATCACGGCAGTAGGGATTTCACCCTGTGTGCCATCAAAATGACCTTTATTGACAACATTGTATGCTACATTTTCCAAACCTTGCAACTTTGTGAAAGTACTCCACAAGTTGTAAATGTTGAACCACTTGTATATCCAAAGACTAAAACCTGCTTCAATGACAGCATTATAACAAGTCAAGTACTCTCGGTATTCATTGGCATGTTTCTTACACACCGCACCACCGAGGTTGCACCTAGTAATGCACACATTGGATTTAAGTGGAACATAATTAATATCAGCAACAACTTGTTGTCCTGTACTATCACACTCAGTATCCGAGTAGAAAAAGAATGGCAATTGCTGAAGATCAGTAAATGCAGACTTTTGAAATGCAGGCGTGTGGAAAGCATGTTTATTTACGTATAAACTACCTCCATCACAACCTGGTAAATTTAATTTTGAAAGACTCCTAGTGTCAAAGCGACAAACGATGGAGTTTTTAGGATAATGGTCCACATTACAGTTCCAGAACATGCAAACACCATCCTGAAACTGGTCTTTATGGACCTCATACTGGTAGTAGAGAGTTTCAACCTTATGTGCTCTTCCAGCAACGGGTTTAGCATCATAAAATTTCCAATTCACCTCTGCATCAAGGACACACTTGAGTGCTTTTGGATTGCCGATATCATGTATGGTACCAAATTTGTCACCTAGCAATGCAGCTCTTGCGACCATATTTTGGACTTTTCTACATGACTTGTTGATGAATTCTTCATCGGCAATGAAAGGATACTCAATGTCCCAGTGTACTTCTTTTACGAAGCAATCATAAATGGCGAGACATCTGGTCATAATAGCATCGCTACTAGCCACATGTGCTCCTGAATGGACAGAACAATGATTGTCATGATTGCTCTGCAAATTTCCTGAATAACCCCATTGCTGTACATCTACAATAAAGGGGTTGTACAAATAATCAAAACCTGTACAGTGATGCCAACATCCAAAATTGTCATGCACTGAGGAGTAACAAGTTGCACGCTCAGCACACATACAACATGTGCGCTCGCGACCTAATTTACAGAAGTACTGCATACTTGTAAGCTCAAAGCCGTGAGCCCAAGTTACCAGTACTACTCTATCAGTAACACCTTTAAGAGTGTCACTCATCATCTGTACAATTCTAGCACGCACTATATTCCATGGCATCCCACGGTGCATTAGTGGTATTAAATGCTTGAATTGCTCTCCTGGTGGCGGTTTCGCGAAGATACGGCAACATTCTGTGCCAGTCTCAGTATCAACAAAACCGGTAGGTGTTGCTACAAAATTGATGCCGGTTGAGAAACCTAACTGAAGTGGTACATTAGTACCAACTGCATCTTTTGTAGCATGAGCACCTTCAACATCGAAACCTACCCACGCTCTAACTTGTTTAATCGCCTCATCCCGGGTGATAAACAAGCGCGGGTAGTCTTGAACGCTATAGTCAAGCTTGAACCCCATCATGGAAATCAAGCGTCTATAGCTAACTTCTTTTTCTATGCCGGGTAGATGCACGCAAAGACCACCATTAGTCTTGAATTTATCATCTACGGCCATATATGTTGGTGCCATTGCAGGACTCAAACCCGTAATGAGTTTGCTGCAATCCTTAAACAAGCCAGTAATTTCAGTTGCCTGAAGCCTTATCTGACTACGAGAAGGGACAGCCAGCTCTACGAACTTTAACCGTTCGAACATGTCAGGATCCGACATGATGCAGAGTATACCCTTCTTAGCTCTTGTGATAGCAACATTAAACCTATTAACATTGCAAGAGTGTGCAGTATCTGTAGTCTGGGCGAAAATCACATAATCATACTCTGAACCTTGTGATGAGTCCACAGTTTGGGTCTGTAAACCCAGAATCTTACTAGCCACTGCATTTTGGCTATTATATGGTGAAATAAACACAGCCTTCTTCCACTGGGGATTGCGGCTTAGAAACTCTCTCACGACGCCGACTTGTGGTCTATTAATGGCGCTTGATACATCATGGGTAACAGTACCCTTGTAAAACATTTTGAAACACTGTCCAGATTCTGGCTTATGTGCCTTAAGCTTGTTTTCATAAACTAGCTCTGAAACAGTGTCTACAATTTCCTTAGGACAACGACGACATACTCCTAAGAATATGTCAGGACCTAATGTTTTCATAAGACGGCACACAGAATTGAAATTTTCTGGTTCTAGTGAGCCTCTTGTAAGTAATGTACGTGGCGCTGGCAATTGAGCTGGATCTCCCACATACACAATATGCTTTGCTCGAACACGCGCATTAATTATGCTAAGATCATAATTAGTACACATGCTGACTTCATCCACAACGAGTACATCAGTTGAGGTTTCTGGTAAGGCATTGATGGTGCTAAACACATATTGTGCTGTACCATCATTGACTTTGAATTTATCAAAACACTCTACGCGGGCCTTTGCGGGCACTATGCGTGAGCATTTAGAAATAGGCAATGTTCTGAATGCCTTTTCACATAAGGCATCAACAGCAGCATGACTACAAGCAGTGTAGACTATGCGTGCTGTAGGATAATAAACTGCTACACCAATGGCGAGGTGACTTTTACCTGTGCCAGGTGGACCTTGAACCGTGGTGTACTTAGCCATTCCGATTTTCTGGTAATTTACAACATTACCAGCATAATCGTCAGGAATGTTGAACGTAGGATAGAGCCCTACAATTCGTGTATATGTCTCTTGCGGCAACAATGTAGGTGCAGAAAGAGGCAGGACAGAGTGAGAGGTCAACACAAAGTAGTCTCCCACCTGTAACTTATAAGTAGTAGAGGCTTTATACAACACTGAGTCGCCATAATCTGACTTCTCAAAGGTGTATTCGCCAATTTGTGTTTTACTGTTTTTAGTTATCCTATAACCAGTAAACACGTAATTTCGGTTTAGAGGCGGACGCGGTTTGTCAGCTTCCCACCGTAAAATAACTTCTTTGTCGCTGACGACTTCTCGTACAACAGCAACACCATATGATTGTTTAGCAGTCTCTTCGACAGCTTTAAGCGTCTCTGCAGCAAACAGTTTCAGACGCTCAGTTGTGGTGTTAGCTAAAACATAATCACCACTACTACTCCAATCACATGTGGCAATAGCGTTAAAGTCTGCGACATTAATGCTACCGACACATGTATTTTTATAAAGTCCGAACACCTGACCATTAGCACACAATGGGAAACTAATAGGTGGTTTATGGGACTTGCAAAAATAACTCATACCTCCGAGGTAGAGTTGTGTAACATCTGTAACTTCGCAACCCGGTGCATTACAGACGTAAGGTGATACAGACAAGACCAGTTTGTGTGGCGTTGAAAGGACGTGATCATAACAACATTTGCAACACAAAAATGGACGTCTAATACAGTCACCGCAACGCAAAGATGTTTGTGAATTACACAACACACACGCGCCGACAGCCTGTAAAGTGACTGATTGAGTGTACATTGCTTCATAGAAATCTTCTTCCCAGTATCTCTGAGCATTGTCACCCGAAATCATAACAGAGTACATGTCCAACAAATGGCCCGTTAACTCTTCATGAAGTTTCTTGATGTATTGTAACAACAAGTAAAAGACCTGCTTATACTCAGGGTTCTCATGTTTGGTAAGAGGATAAGCATCAATAGCCAAGGCGACGAAACGCTCAATCATGATAGTCCCGTCAGTTTTGACAACATCATCTACAAAACAACAAGCCCCTAAAATTCTTGAGGGGTCGGGGTAAGGTAGATACACTTGTTCACCATTATGCTCAACTAGCATAGTGTGTTGTGAACAAAATTCATGTGGGCCTTTAGTCAGGTCTGGTTCCACCCAACACTTGGCTTCCGACATAAAAACATTATTCTGGTAATAAAGAACTTGCTTGAAGTCTTTTATTCCAGCAATATAGCCTCTAGCTACGTAGTCACTATTGTAACATACGACACCATCGTCAGACAGTATCATCATAGAAAAGTGTTTACGCAAAAAGGCGTAGTACTCATCTACGAACTTATAATCAACATGGACACTACGATAAACATTCGCATACAGTTTACGCTGTAAGTCTCGAATGTAAACATCGACTATCTTGTTTCCATTAGCTGCTAGCAAGGCACTAATGTTGGCCGTTACTGCTTGACAGATATTGAAAACAGAATTTGCATATGCAGTGGTTGCGTCACCGGAGGAAGTACCACCTGGTTTCACATACAAAGCACCACCACATAGAACCATCTCACTCAATACTTGAGCGCACTCATTAGCCAGTCTGTAGTATCTTTCACTTACATTACAACACGTGTTGTGCTTTCTGGCTAAAATCAATGAAGCGAAAATACGCAACATATTAGGCATAGCTCTGTCACACTTAGGATAATCCCAACCCATTAGTTGTGCATTATCCACATCTGCATAAAGTGTTTTGAGCATGTTATTCCATCCACCATAGAACTTTGTAGTTCCAATGACAACGGACACATTACGTGTAGCAGCTATAGACTTAAGCATCTTCTGATGGAATTGACGATTAGTCATAGTGCTACATATAGACACCCCAGCTACAGTGCGGGCTCTATTCTTAGCGCTAATAGCATATTTCAAATTCATTTGAGTTATTGTTGGAAGCACATTCCTCTTTGTATACGCAAAGAGTGCATCCTGATCTTCATAACTCAGAGATTCATAGTAAAGTCTAGCCTTACCCCATTTGTTAAATGGGAAACCGGCTGACTTATCTAATGAATTTACAACAACTTGATTGGCGTTTAAGCAACCACCATCATAGCAGTCGAAATATTTATCTACCACTTCCATAGTGAACAGAAGCTGTTTTATATCGCACATAGTAGGAAGGTTGTACCTGTAATAACTGTAATCAGTTATAGCAGCATTACCATCCTGTGCAAAGAAGAAGTGTTTAAGGTCCACGGAACTACCTTCCTTAAAGAAACCTTTAGACACAGCAAAGTCGTAGAAGTCCTTATTAAAATTGCCTGGCTTCACTGTTTGGAAGCTAACTGTGTTGGTAAGAGATGCCACACTAAAACATGTGGTTCTTTTGTCTAGCAACAGAGTACCAGATGCGGCATGCATGGCAGGGTCAGCTGCATAGACTAGCAATTCTCTAAGAGATAGCCTAGCGTTGTGTACATGAATATCTTGATTCATGACAACGCCAAGCTCTTTATAATGGTAACCAGCAGAGACAACAAATGGAACGCCATCCACATAAATGCGTTTGACGATTGGTCCAAATGATGTTTGTGGTATAGTTGTACTGTATAACACATTGAAATTTGCACAATGCAAAATACAACGGTCATCAGGACAACTCTGACAATTGGGATGGTATGGCATATCCCAGTACTTAAAGTACTTTTGGTGCAAGTTGAGTCTATGCTCTGTATAATCATACTGGAGCAAGTCCCACTTCACATGATCCTTAGTCAGGTCACAATCTACATGTGTCTCTGCCTCAAGCATTTTAGTCATTGTCATTAAAGGCATAAGCAATGAGTAGTATGAGTCCACGACAGGTACTCCATTCCCAGGAAAGCCGCGTACAAAGTCACCAAAATCACACCAATTACCATTAAGGTCTTGGTTGTCTAGCGTCAAAACTCCCACAATACCATGTCTTTTCATGGCATCACAGAACTTTACAGTCTTAAGTAAATTACACCTAATGCGCTCACCAAGACGGGCATACACATTAAGTATATCAGGATTCTCTACATAGTCATACCAATCTTTCTTCTCGAAATAATCCGAGCCACAACAATTATATGTAACAAGAATTTCTTTTAGCACTTCACAACTATTTTCATCGAAGTGTCTAAAAGCGTAAACAAGATCAGCCATAGTGTACTTTGTAAGTCGCTGACGCGTGATGTGAGGCTCCATTCGTCCCTCCACTCTAAAGTGAAAGAAGTCGTGGACTGCCACAACACCACTGTCCTTCAGCAAATCATACATTTCCTGTTCTAGCTTAAAGTTGTCTTCAGTATGTCTCTTGACAATGAAAAAAGAGTCTAAGGCTTTGCCGTCTTCGTCGATTTCTTGAAATCGGCAGCAATTGCCCTTATAACGAAGACCAAAGCCTCCTATTTTACTATTGTACAGGTCGAAAGCCCTTACGACGACGTCAGTGGAAAGACCACTGCCACACGGTGTAAGACGGGCTGCACTTACACCGCGCACCCGTTTAAAAAACTGTCATCTGCAGCATGAAGCACTGGCTGGCGGAGTGTGTCACAATTGCAACCATACCCTATCCAACAAGCGCATACATTGCAAACAGTGTTTTTAAGCAAAAACCCTACTGGATCATTAGTGCATACATTTGGTATTTGCACATATTTGCCTTTATACTTACACAACCCGTTATGACTTGGGTGGGAAATGTGACATCTACAGTAGAGGCAACAAGAAGAACCACCATATGATTCTTGATCTGCTGTAGCCTCTGGATCTGCAGTTATAGCACGACCTGTACCAGTGTGAGTGCATAAAACACGCACACAATTATTAAGCGGTTGGCCTCCGCTGTTCACGAAGTCAAAGTATGCCTTTTCAGGATCTACAGCAAAGGCACAAAATGTCAAGCATTTAGAGTTGGCAGCCACTTCAGTTGGTTTGCCAGCTTGCAATCTAACAGTCGCAGCTACAGTACCTAGTACCATGCCACGACATAAGTTGTTTAGTCCTTTGATGAAGTACAAGTACTTCACTTTGGGACCACTTGATGTTTGCGTTATAAATCTGCATGGAGGGTCAAGTTCAATCATAACAATACCATTACCATCAGATTTATCAACACGAGTCCAACGTAATCCGTCATGATCACTGACAACTGCCAAAATGACATGTTTGCCTTGGACTGTGTTATAATATGCTAACGCTGGTTGGTCGCATATGTTTTGTTCAGAACCTCCAGTAACAGCTTTTTGATTCAAAAGCTGAGGTGCCAACTCATTATTTTGTAACTTTGTTGCTGAAACACGTCTTACAGCTGAAAGTACTAAAGGCCAAGCCAATGTAGGTGCTGTATCTATCGTGATATCACCCATGGCAATAGGTTTGTTGTCAGCGTCGGTAACTTGGACTACGTCCCACACGGCGCCAGCATAAGTTAAGAGTGTTCCTTCCACTGTGTTGTTATAAACACTAATGTCAGGTACGACAATAAGCAGTTTGCTAGAGGCTAACATGGGTATCACATTCAATGGTACACAGCCATCTCTAGCATTAGTGATTATATTATTCAAAGCATCATTGTCAAGACGACGAAGCATGCTGAATAACATAGATTGCATAGCAGATGTGACGCGAGCACGTTTATCTTCAGCACGCGCTTCTTTGTACATTTGTGTCATGGCAAGGTCTGCCATACGCTCTAACTTTCTTGCCACAGCTGCATCTCTTTCAAATGCAGATTTGGCACAATTAACTGCCTTTTTCAACTGCTTCAGGACAATAGGTCCTTCACCATTTGCTAAAGCCTCATCATAAGCTTTCTGTGCACACTCGTATTCAACAAACGTGGGCAGATTATTAAATTCATTTGAAACCGCCTGCAAAATTGCTGGGTTCTCAAAGACATCATCACACAACTTAGTAAGGTCAACAGCACCTGGCATAGATAGCAATACAGACAACAACGTTGTAAGCTTTTCAAAAGCCTCTGTAGCATCTTTAGCCAGCAAAATGTCATTGTGAAGTGTGACACACAGTGACCAGATTCTTGAATTGGCTTCAATCCGGAGTTGTTGCAAAACTGATAACAACACCACAGACGTGCATTTGATGTCAGACATCTTAGATTGCACATTAGAAACCTTAATGCATGGCACACCACCAACACCTGACAATTTGATGTTCATTTTCAGAGCATCCCAGCTGTTGGTAGGGGGAGTTAAGCCTTGTGAATTCATATATCTGAACTCCTGTGTGGAGACCAGGTATGGATACACACCAAAAGTGCAACGTAAGTATTTGTTCAACATACAAAAGATGCCATAATAAACGCAGCACAAATATCCAATGCAAGTATACACTAACATAAGGAATTTGAATTCTGCAATAAGCAATCCTAGAAAAGGAAATTGGTAGTAAATTAATGTTGTGACACCTTTAGCAGCAAACATTATAACTGTAACACAACCACTATAATTTGTGGTGAGACTCATAAGGAGTGCCCAGTAAGCCATAGCCTTCTCTACTGTTGTGCCAGCGTACAACCTGTACAACCATGTGAGCACATTAGTAGCAAGCCATACTCGTCTAGTATTGTCGTCATAGACAATACGCAGAGACAGGACACTCATAGCTATGACCACAGCAAAAAGAGCGATAAGTTCTCTTATAGAATAGCCGTAGAACAGCTGAATTGTATCAGTCAAGTCAACATACTTGCTGACCATTTCAATGAGCCAATGCTCAGGTACATAAATACAATTATAATAAAAGACAACAGCCAATGTTGGCATCAGGAACAGTGTTGTAAAGGCATGCTTGTGTTTGACTAACATAGTCACAAAAGCAGACACACCCATAAGTAGGATTACAACTGGAATAGTAGCATGCATAGCAAACCAACTAAAAATGGACATTTCCCACAGTTGTAAAAATAGTATAGTAAAAGTAAGTGCTGTCATTAGCATCCACTGAAAGAATTTAGAAGAAACACTTCTAACAGTACTTTGCAAAGTAACACCAGAACATTGGCGTACAATGTCAAAGGGTGTGAACTCATCCTCGAGTGTGGGCGAGCTCAGTATACATCTGCCTCTCATACCATGAACAAGCAAATCTTTAAGTGATGCACACATAGTCTGAACTGAGATTCCTGTCTGGGCCACCAGTGGGTCTAATGCTGCAACACCGTCTTCAGTAAGACTTTGATACCCGTACTTCAAGACGGCTGTATTGAAGTCTGTTAAAGCACAAGTTTGTGGAACAATAAACCAACGTTCTCCGTTGATGACAGCTGCATAGAGCCAAGCCAACACATTGAGCGTAAGTGTATTATCTGAACCAGCTGACTGCGACGTTTGCCGGTCAACAAAATCACCATAGAAAGTACCTTCCAGGTCTGTACCAGTGTGTACACCTGTAGGTAGTTCCATGTGATGCATATAGCAAAATTCTACTCTATCATAACCTAGAGTATAACCAACACTACCACATGAGCCGTTCAAAAAGCTACCTTTGATAGTATGGTTTGGCCTCATTGCAACTTGATATACACCAGCAGGCATACCATTGTAACAAGCCAAAACGGAGAATGTAGCGCCAGGCTTAGCCCTTACAAACTTATATTTTGGGGTTTCAGGGTTAATTTGGTCAACACCCAACTGAAGTACTGATCCTGTCATTTTGTAGGACACTACTTTAAGATATGCTGTTCCATATTGAACAGTAAAACTATGAGTAGCCTTACGCAAAAGGATACTGTCATAATCAGGGGCAAGTAGTTCTTCTGGTGTACACATGACATGGCGAGGGCAGTAGACAGTATTGTCCAGCCACAAGCCATTAAGTGTCATAGTACCACAAGTTACGCGCACCATGCAACGTTCTACTTTGCCTGTAGGACAAGACATCTTTCTAATACCGGACTGTAAAACAGCAGATGCCAGTGAACAACTGGGTGGTTGATAAAGAATATCAGACCCTTGCTCACTGAAGTCTTTCATGGCCTTAGCGAGATGACAACAAGCAGCTTCTCTATAAGATTCAGTATCCATAGAACCACTGAAGTACTTATATCTGTTGAACATGGACAAATACCTATTGTATTGTGCAGCAGAGAGAAAAGCTTCAGCACGTAATTTCACATACACATCTCTTGTGATCATGAATGTGGATAATGCGGCCTCAGCAAAACTGCTAAATGTAGCATCATGTACAACAACATTTTTCTTGCAAAATGTCTGGAAAAACCAGTACACATGCTTAGAGCATGTCATTGTTATATACACAGCTGTACACCAAAAGGGTACTATTGGTACAAACATCACACACCACGAGCAGTGCATAATGAAAGAAACTTCATTAGCCATGTAAAGAGACATGTAGAAGTACAAGATAGAATAAACAGTTGGCAATACAGGATACTGTGTGGATACGCAGAGCACGAGGAAGGAACACAGAAAAGCTAGTGTATTGACTACAACCACCTGTTGGTAATCTCCAAAAGCTCTACGCAACTTGAGTATGTAGTAGGCCACGACTGTAATAACAAGAGATAGTATACCACCTGCTACTATGGATGAGGTTATATCCATACCACCAGCCGGTCTAAACATAGGCGCTAGGATGTTCATCAGAAGATCCACAACATCATTACCGCAATAGACTCCGCTTTGCGATGTGTAATATGGGTTGTTCAAAACCCATGAGCCACGAAGAGACAGGCATAGTCCAGCCATAGAGTCTTCGCAAACTCCATGTCTACAATATTGTGTTGTCATTGTACGCACAATACGAAACGCACCTTCAACGAGAACTTTAGGGAACTTGATGAAAGAATTATCCACCAGCTGGTAAAGCACATCATGCTTCAAGCTAGAATATGGTAGTGATCCTTGCAGTGCATTAACATCGTAACAGTAAGGCACTGCAATGCCATTAGAATCCTTAAAGATAGTACATTCTGCAGGGAGCACACATGCGCTTGTGAGAAAGTCTTCGTATTCAATCAAGGTACCAGGTGTGTAACAGATGTTAGCTGCTGCACTAAAGACACGTGCTAGGAAGTGCATAATTTGGCCACGAACTAGAACACGTGTAACCACGCCTGGTAGGCTCGGTATAACATCACCAACTTTCTTAGCCACTACAGCTACAGTAATGGGACAATGTCTTGAAGTGGTTGTCATTTTGAAACCATTACGAGACAGCCATGACACAAAACTACTATGCTTGTTTGAAAAACAAGTGTCATCTGCAGTTATGTCACGCAAAGACCCATCTTCAATAACTTTGAAGTCGATAATCTCGTCACTATACATATTCAGTGGTTGAGACTTAAATGATGGAAGCAAACAATAGAGTATGCAGCAAACAAGCAGCATAACCATTGCAACCTTTAATAACCTTTTTAGCCATGTTGTATACGTTGCACCACCGCTAAACATAATTTTTGTAGTAAGAAAAGGTGTAACTTGTCTATTCTTGCTACACGTCAGTTTAAACTGCAAACCATTTTTACGCGCCGAAGAACGAATCTGGCGTCTAAAAGACTCGGAAAGCAGTAAGTAGTGGTCAATGTTCCAAATGAGTGCAGCCGCATTTGCTTTTGCTACATTTGCATTGACATGTCTAGCACCAACCTCAATACACACACCTAAGTCGTATGGAGTCATAGAATCAACTTTGTTATAAGTAAGTACAAAGTCATTGTAAGAATCTTTTGTGATGTCAACATCATCCTTAAAAGTGAGTTGCAGTGCATTAACAATAGAGTCAGCTTCGACATCAGTCTCAGCACAATTTTGTTTAGCTGCTGCAACAAACTCTTTAAGTACTTTTTCAAGAGGCACACCGTCATTCAGACTATTTTTAGCTGCGCTGACAAATGTTTTAAGTTTTTCCATGGTGACACCGAACGTGCTCATGAATTTTTCAATATAAGCATCAAGCATCTTCTTCGACACTTCTGTAGCATCACCTATGTTGGACAATAGTTTCTGTTCGATCAACAGCATAGGTTGGCAACATAGTTGAGAGTAGTATACACTAGCTGCGACAGTAGTGTTTTCTTCAGTTTTATTACTAGCATCAAAAACAAGCACATTGGTAGATGGCATAGTTTTGATGTTAGCAAGTTTAAGGAAATCCACACTAGAGAACACAGACAATGGATATCTGTCGTAAACACGTGTGTCATTTTTTGAGTAGTAAAGGTGTACAAAGGTGTCTTTAACCTCTACAGAATCCACAAAATAATGAGACTTGTCGGTAGGCTTAACAGGTCGCTTAAAAGTGGTAGACAAATCAACAGCAACTTCGTCACAGATGAAAGTGTTACCAGGTCCATAAGAATCACAGTTGATACAATTCCAGGCATGTTTTTCACAAAATCCAGTACCGCCATTAGCGTGCACATAAAATGATTTGCGAGAACCCTGGACAACTGTATGACATTCCACTCTGCGAGCTAAGTTACGCTTGTAGCACATCAGACAACGTGTATCTTGACAGCCACTAACGACGTGAACATAAGCTCTGTAGACAAAGTAAAAGGATGCACAATAAATATACATACGAACAAGAATGCTCGTAGGAACAAGACTGATGACTCTAACCATAGTCCACATCAACCAACTAGATTGTGTGAGGTAGAGGCCAAAATAGACAGCAAACCATTGGAAGATTGCAGTCGCCAACAAAACCACAAACATCTTAGTGTAAAGCAAATACGCCAAACACCATTCAGCCGCAGTGTTAATGTTACTAAAATCAAAAGAAGACCATGAGACCGTCTTTTGGGATGTAGACAATTCTGTGTAAAAGTTGAGACTATCCATGCCACGCAGACACAGACTACACATAAAACTCTTACCAGTACAATACTCGGTGGCATCATAAATACCAGAGTTATTATAAGCTGTCTGGAATTTATCACAAACCGTTCCAAGACCAAAATTATCTTTCAGTGTTTGCACATCTGTCCACACGTTAGCTTTTGATAGCCATATGTCAAAGAACAAATATACAAACATAGCCATATATAGAATCGCTGCTATGCATGTTGCCAATGCAAAGACTCTTACACAAGACTTGAATTTGGGTGACGTGAAGTAATTAGCAACTCCATTCATCAATAAACCAAAGACACTTCTGCATGTGTTTTTAGTTAAGACCATAGGGACTTTAACTGACACACGTTGTTTTGTTCTTGTGAACAAGGGTACTAAATAAGACACTACTAAAGCATATAACAGTGGTACTGTTCTTTGCAATAGTGAGCATGCTACTTTTCCTGCTTTGATTGTCACATCACTAGCAGTTTTAGTAACTGTTAAAAATGGTTTGACATAGTCAAAGACAGCTAGCCTGTCGTAGCACATATTTAGCGCATCGACACCATTCTGTTCAATTGTGTTAATACCAAACAGCTTAGACAGGCTGTTAGCCTTATTAACAACAAAATCTCGAGTACCCTTGACATACATAGCTAGCGCATCATCAGTAGTCAAGGATTCAATTAAAACAGGAGCATCAGCGTTTTTGGGAGCAGGAATTATTGTCACTGCAGCCGTAACAACTGGTTTCTCTGTCCTGAGTTTCAGGATTGGTTTTTGTTCTGTGGCTAATTCATGCTCGCTATGTTTTGTCTCTGGAAGAGGTTCAACAGAAAGAGCTTGAAACGAGTTTTGTGTAGTCACAGGTTTAGAGGTGGTTATACAGCGCATAGCTGCCATGTTTGGCTTGACAAGATCTCTAGTGATTTTGTAACCTGTGTGCCAAACTATAAATTTGGAACCAAATTTTGCCCCCTTCTTAAAATGTTGTTGCAACTTATCCGCAGATAGTGCTACAACATCACCTTCCATCTCAGGATAGAAAGATATAGTAACAGGTCTCGTAGGCTTGGTTTTGTCATATTTGACCATGTGATTAAACTCTTGCACAAACTTAACTTTGTTGTCATCAAGTGTCCCAACAAGTTTAAGATGGAAATTGTCGTATTCAGCACCAGACAATGGCTCTGTAGGAGTCAAGTCTATAGGTGCTGATGTGTAATAATCAGAACCTGATTTGTAATACACGCTCAAGTCTGGATTCTTTTCATGACACCAAACACCATCCAGTCTGTATGTGACGAATTGGTCTTCAGTGTCATATTTTATGTCTTTATACACAGCGTCAGCAACAGCTGTTGTTGTTTCTGACATTTTTGTTACTCGTGTACCGTTTACACTGTACAAGAGTGTCTTGTTGAAAACATGGGTGTAGTGTCCACTACTTAAGGTGCCCATGTAATTATTAGCGCAAAGAAACTTAGTGTCTTCACAGTTAAGCATTTGCATTTTGGGCTCTGTGGTTGAAAGAATCAAAAAGGGTACTCTGATATGTGTCTGATACACAGGCACAATATCACCACAAGTGCAACCAGCTTCGTCACCACTAAGGAAATCACTTAGTTGTGTGTTGGTTGTGAAACACATGACTGCATCAAGACCGTGAAACTGACTACGTCTAATCCCACACTTTTTGCACATCATAACAAAATGCCTTTCACCTTGCACTTTGGCATGTGAAAGCATAGTTCTAACTGCTTCTCTAGCATCACCAGTGTGACCAATGGTAGCCTTTAAGTAAGCAATCATGAGTGCCACAAACCGTTGAGGTTTGCCAGCACGCATTTCAAAAGCCGCTTCACGCACAGCAGGTGTCTCGTATTCGACATTGAGCTGCTGTAGCATGAGTATCGCAGCATTAAGATAGCAATTGTTAGCCACCCATTTAATGCAGAAAATACCTGTACTAGGTACTTCTGCAAACGACCAGCGATTGACATGCATCAAGGCTGAGTTATAACGAGTCAGGAAACTAGTGTCTTCAACACCATAGTATTCTTTAACCTGACTACTAGTAACATCGTCAACTTGAGTTATGTTGACAATCTTACCTTCATGTTGTTTTGTAGGGAAGACACTTGTAACGTCCTCTCCATCAATGTAACATGTGCCTAGCTGGCTGCCAAAAGATTTAGAACAAATCAAAATCTTGGTGTTAACATTAGTACCGTCTACAGTTGTATAGACGGTAACCTCTTTCAGCATAGGCTTAGTTTTTTCGAGATACCGCTTGAGTATCTTCACATCTTTAAACACAAGCCCACTAACACCACTCATACTGAACTTGTTAGTGCTTGTGTGATAATCGATGATGTCTTCATCCCTCTGAAGGAAATGAATTGTGTCACCATCGGCTTTGTTTATAACGATCCAATCCATGTAGGAACCGTTAGAAACACAATCTGCCATAAATAACTCTTCTTCTGTAGAGCTAGAGGCAGCTGTGAATGCAGCACAGAATTGCTTTTCAGCACCTGGCGAAGTACACACTGCGAGAAATTTGCACTTCAGAGCACGCATTTTTGCTGCTGACTCTGGTAAGGATAATTGGTGTGTAATACAACCTAATGGCGTTGTTATGATGTCCTTGCCCAACGCATTAAGTTCATCAATGATAGAACTCAATGGTTGTTTCTCAGTGTAACAGTAAAACTCATAGCCGTCCACAGTTTGACAGCCTGGTTTGTGTTGAAAATTTTTTGCCAAATGAACAACGTTCCTGGTAAAAGACTTGTTGTCAATATTGACACACATAAGCAATTTTTCTTGCTTAGCGCGTGCCAACATTTGTTTAACATTGTATGTCACTGTCGGACACAACAATTGAACATCATTGTCAACACTAGTTTTGACAAGGTAAATATCAGGACATGCCGTCATAAGTGGCGTCACATCCTGTATAGTAAAGCCAAATTTTCCCTGTCCTGGTAGACATGAAGCGGCAGTGACTTTCTTTAATTGTTTAAGACCCTTAAAACCTGTAAGGTCTTGTCCCTTTCTACGGTCAGGTATGCACAAAACGTAGACATCATCCACTTTGTGGCAATCTCCAATCAGAAAGTCTTCTGGCAACTTAAGTCTAATCTCATCAAGCTGCTCAGGTTTAAATAAGGTAGATGTACCAGGACAAAATTCTTTATCCTGGTTGCAATATGCAACTTTAGTACTACAAAACACTTCTACTTCGCCCATCATGTAAACAGGCTTAGATGGTGTTTTGACATCCTTGTTATTAATGTGGCTACAACATGCATCGAAAATAGTCTTGTCGTTGACAACAACATAGACTGTCTTCTTACATGTAGAAAGTAAGGCAGTAAGACTATCAATAGGCTTCATACCAAATATACCAGCTGATAACAGTGGTGTTACAACAGTACTAAAACTATTCAAGTTTGAGTAAGCATTAACGATGAGTGAGGAATCCTCATTCATTGTAATATTAGGTCCTACTACATGTAGGATATTAGTAGCCAAGTTATAACCTGGTAGTAATGCTGCCCCTCCAACGGGTATAGCACCATTTTCTTTAATGTAAAGGTCAGAATCCTCCTGAATGGAGTTTCCTACGGCCTTCCTTATCGCACCTGCCACACCACCACCATGCTTGAGTTTGCAATTCGCTGCATTTACAAGAATAGGTGGTTTTGTATTGCGAGCTTCCTCAACAATGTCGGCACACTTAATGTACACATTGTCGGTAAGCTTGGTGTAACCTTTGGGTTTGAATTCCTGACTGTGCCCACTCTTTGTACGAGTGACTTTAGCTACAGTAGTACTATCAACCTTAGGTTGTTCATTCGCCGTTTTGGCTTCCACTTCACGTGGAACAGGCGTGTTGAAAACTGTAGTGGAGTTAACTGTAACGACAGCCTTTTCACCACAATTTACAGAATTTTGGTTCACACGCTTAGCTTTTACGCTCAAGGGGATTTCACACGGTTTACAGCTACCGCACACGTGTTCGTCCCACTTCTCTTCAGTTACGACATAGTGATGCACTTCTCTCTGTGGAGAAACGGTTACGATGGACTGCGTTGATGGAGTGTTGTCACGATTTACAGCTACCGCACACGTGTCAACCTCACCCACAGTTCCTTCGTTTCCATCAGTGGCAGACCCACAAGTTGCTTCAACCATGTCCGACCATAAGAGGCGTTTGCTATTTGTGTCATCCACGACTATGTGGGTTTCAACAGAACACTGTTCAGGTAAGGGAAACTTTGGTTCCTCGCTAACTGACGAAACAGTAGACTTAGGTTCCTCTATAACCACAACCAACGCTGGTGCACTATCAGCAGCGCTTTCAGCTTCAGTGACTGCGTCTTCCTCTTCACAATCGTCTTCAGAACAACTATCGTCAAGCCAATCTTGACTTGAACGTTTAGTTGCAGCATGTTTAGCATCTTCGACTACTTCTTCAGTCTCTGATGCCGTTGTCAACTCATCTGAGTCAACGGGCTGTTGGTTGGAAAAGTACATCACAGGTCCAATAACAGAGTCACCTGCGTTGTCAAACATATAATATGGCGAGTCAATAAGATCGTCAATATCAATGTCGACACCCGCTTCAAGTAGGATAGCACGCATAGCTTCCAATTGTGTGACAACTGCGTCTTCAACAACTGCAGTAAGTTCTTGGAGCGTTAAGCCCTTTTCAACAGTAAATGATGGAAGCCGCACATTGAGAATCTTATCAAGAAGGTCATGAACGGTGTACTTCACATTCACTGTAATATATGGAGTGATTTCCTTGACCTCGTTTTCACCGAAGGTCACGGTTTTAACCTTGTCAGGGTTGCCACCTTTGAGTTTAAAAACTCCTTTTGTGGCTTGACAGTCAGTAGTAGCCGGTGAAAGGTTTCCATCGCCAAAGCGTACGAAAACACAATTATTCACCGTGACTAAATCACCCTTGATACTGTCACCAGCAATCTTATTGGTATCAGTGTCAAGTTGTTCAACTATACCTTCCAACACAGTAACTTCTTCAGAAGTCAATTCTGTGTCAATAGCATGTCCATCCACAAAGGTTAATTCCTTTTTGGACACTGTAGAAGGCAAAACAAGGTCTTGAATACTGTTTGCTGCAACCTGCACACGCGTGTAGATAGCACCACCCAGCTCAAGTAACGTTTGATGAATTTCAAAGGCTCCTACGTAGGTGCCAGCAAACTGCACTTGTTGGTAAAAAGCTGAGATAACATTGTTTAGGTAGGCAACAACAGATTGCACTACAGAACTGACATTTTTAGCAAGTAACACAAACTTACCCTTGACAAACTTGTACTTATTACGTACAATAAGACTAATAAAAGCCTTAAGGTCAAATATTGTGTCAATAGTAGAGATGCTAAAGTTGTAGAGCCATGTTGTGACAGACTCGACAATCTTTTTGCATCCACAGAAAAGTCTGTCCAGGATATCACCAAGCACAATTGGCAAATTAATGACGTCATGGCACAGTACAAGTGTGGAGTTAGTGCTGTAATCCACATACTCATTAAGAGTATTAAGAAGACGCATAGCCTGAGGGTGCACGTGTTTACAAGCATCACGCACACGTTGAGCCAAAGCATCTAAAGTATGAGCACTGATGACAACAGATGTAGCCACAAGGGTGCGGTACATGATATTGGCAGCAGTACAAAAAGCCAATGCTGGTTCAAGGGCCGTAACGGCGCTATCTGTAGCAACACAAATACAACCGTCAATAACATGATCAACAGTGACTCTGAATTTGCCAGAAGCTTCAAGCAAACACTTGAAGGTTTCAGCTGTCAGTCCTTTACAGTTCTTAATGAACTGGTCCACTGAACCTGAAACTGCTGCTACAAGAGCAACCACAGTCTCATTGACCTTAAAGTCTTCAGGGATCACAACAGGTATAACCTCTTGAGCAACAATGGCCTTGAGGTCATCATTAAGCAAAGCAACATCAGCTCCAACAATGCCTGAGTGATTGTTACCAATATCTGAATGTGCTCTGGGTACCCAGATGGCATTACCATTGCGGCAGCCAACATAGGCAAAGCAACATCCTCCAAAATAGACAAAGTTTTCCCTATTACCAGGTTCTGCTTTGTCTTCAGCAAGATACTTACAGCTGTCATAGAAGGTCCCATTAGAATGGTCGCTATCGCTCTTACATGCATCGCACGGCATAGCAACAACTGAACCTTCAACAACATAACCAGCTGAAGTTAGTGTGCAAGGTGTGTTGGTGTAAATTTTACCACATGGACAGTAGGCTTCCTCAAAATTTGAGTGACACCACATTTCCATGCCACAATCCTCACAGTAATGGAGTGCACAGAGCGCCATTGGCTTGACTTCATCAAAGCCATTGATATTGTACACTCTTCTGAGTTTCGTCATAAAGCCGTCAGCCCCGCGTTTGACCTTGCGAGGTTTCATTACTTTGACGGCACAATCAGGTGCAAAGACACAGTGGGGTATTTCACCCAAGGTCTTGATAGCACTGATTGAGAAGAGAGATTGTTCAGGATAAGGAGCATTATCGCGCTCCACTTCCCAAACACGCTCATGGTCATGGTCTCTACAAGGTTGTCCCATACGGTTCAAGCCTCGGAGATAGTCCATAGCGTCGTCGAGAGGCTTATTGGCATGGCCAGCCTTCTCGAGCAAAGTCACTATGCATGGCAGCGGTTTCCCGTCTCCAGTGCAATAGTAGTTATCGACGTAACGATGGAAATCGTTACCGCCAGTAAGGAATTTGCGCAGGTTTCCCTGGGCATGTTTCCCTTTAGGATCTTCAGTATACAGATCGATTGGTTCATGAACCAAATCATCTGTAACCGTATCACGGGTGTTAGTCCAGGCATAGACTCCACCCGCATTTTTCCCGCGTCTGCGGAGTTGGATTGTTATAGTTCCGTAGGGCTCCTGTCCATCAAGCGGTACAATTGCGCCTACTGTTTCACCTGAGCGACCATAGTTCACGTCACCTTCGCGGACAGCAAGTTCTTGCAGGTCAAAAGGGCGTGTTGGGTTCCCATGGTTTCTCACTAGAAAGACACACAATTCAGGGAGATACTTATGCATCCCCTTGAATGGTGGGATAAATGCAGCCTTGCCTTCAGCAATGGCAGCATATACAGTGTTCAAGGCCTCAGCCGGTGTAACCGACCAAGGTTTGATAGGATTCTCACCAATTTGGATCCATGGCAGTTCCACAGAAAAGTGAGTTTTCTGATTCAGTTCATACCCCTTGCTACACATGGTGTCGAGTTGTAGATGGCTGACGAAACAGCAACGGACTAGCAACTCAACCACAGCGGACGAAACCTACTGTGTGGATAATTGTGAGCGACACGGACGAAACCGTAGGCTCACTGCCAACCAAAAGCTAGACAAGGATGTACTATGAATCTTCTTAGTATTTGATAATTACCGGTGTGCCTCCAATGGCCATACAGACTACTGAAGGACACAACCAGTTTTAAAGTTCGTTTAGAGAGTCTAACTACAAGAGTTAGGGTAGATAGTACCTTTCCGGTCCTATGCAACAAGCCGAAGCTTAA